GGTCACTATCGCTGCTCGTTCCTTACTCGAGCCGCTTTGTCTGATCATGCGTCAGAACCCCAAGTTCCACTCGATGATTGGCAAGTCGCCCGTGGGTGATGATTGGAAGCGTCTCGAGCGCGATCTTGATGCTATGGACCCTGACTGGCGGTTCGATGTTGATGACGAGACCTTCGACGGACGACATCGTGCCATGATTCGCATTTGGGTTCGTTTGCAGCTCCAGTGGCTCTCTCGCGAAGCCGGATATTGCCCTGAGGATGCCGTCGCTGTTGGTCAGTTGGTGAATGATCTCTTTCTGGTTTGTCAGGTGTACAAGGGCGAAGTGTACATTATGCTTGCTGGTATCATCTCGGGTATTAGCGCCACGGGAGATTTGCAGACTTTGATGAGTTGGATGAAGACGAATCTCACTTTCGTGATCATGCACGGCCCATCCGCCTTGGATAAGGTCTTGTCTGCGCATGGTGGCGACGACGTCAAGGGCTCCACTCATCCCAGCATGCCGTTTGACGGTGTCCGTTTTCAGCAGGTTAACTACCAGCTCGGCTACCGTGTTACGGACGACGCCAAAACGGGCGCACCCAAAGCTGTGCGTAAGGGTGAGGATACCATTTACAAACGTCGTTCGTTCTACTACAACGATCACGTCCTCGCTCCCCTCGTCATGAAGTCGCGTGTGAAGATGGCGATGTGGATGCACAAGAAGAGCGCGCTCGATCGCGTTGCCCAAGAGACTGTTCTGTTGGAGACGTTCGCCTCTGAGGCGTTTATGGATGGCCCTGTGGAGTACGAAGCGGTGGTGCAGAAATTGACGCGAATCGCCAACGAAGTCCACCTCAATCCGCGATTTTACAGATGGGATGAGCTCGAGGCGCGGTACAACGATAAGACTATGAAGCTCTGGGCGCACGAGATGGATGAGGTCTTGGGTACCCCTGGTTGTGATTGTTTTTTGTTCGATTACACCAACGTAGAGCCCTGTTCTCTCTCGCGCCCGTGCGAATGGGCCACTGAACCACCGACCTACGTTCTGTGGGATGACGCTTTGGTGTCGGT